ACTATAGGAACTTTATGTCATAAATTTGGTACTGAACTCAATATGGGAGAGCAAATTTTAGTTGTATCTGCGGATAAAGATTTTATTCAACTTCAAATATATGCAAATGTAAAACAATGGGATCCAATTCGAAAACGTTGGCTATCTCATAATGATCCGAAACAATACCTTATGGAGCATATAATTAAAGGTGACTCTGGTGACGGAGTACCAAATATTCTTTCACCGGATAATTGTTTTGTTATTGGAGAACGCCAAACGCCTGTTACGTCAAAACGAATGCAGAAATATTTGGCGCTGTTTCCTGAGCAAATGGAATCGCCCGTTGATAGGAATTATTTTCGTAATGAAACATTAATTGATTTGTCTAAAGTACCTGATGAAATTAAAGAAAAAATTATGGATTCATATAATGAGCAAGAAGGTAAAGATAAATCAAAAATGCTAAATTACTTTATAGAATATAAACTACGTAATCTAACAGAATGTATTGGAGAATTTTAAAATAATGGTAAATGGTGTTGCGGAAACGCTTACAAAAATTGGTAAAAAGAAAACCACTAAAGATAAAATTGAAGCTCTTAAGAAAGCTGATTCGTTGGGAATTCGAATTATGCTTCAAGCAGCTTATGATTCAAATGTAGAATTTCTTCTTCCGGAAGGAGCTCCTCCATATAAAAAAAATGAACTTGTTGACCAAGAACATATTTTTCTAAAGGAAGCGAATTATGTAACTTATTTTATCAAAGGCTTTCATCCTAACTTGACACAAACTAAACGGGAATATATGTTTGTTCAATTTTTGGAACGACTTGCCCCAGAGGATGCAGAAATGCTAGTTCAAGCTAAAGATAAAATAAAAGTAAAGGGTATTACTTTAAATCATATTAATGAAGCATTTCCAGGTTTGATTCCAGAAAATGTCGAAGCGTAATAGTAAAGCACGTAAAGAAGAATTCTACAAGGATGATGATTACTCTCCTCGTAGTAAACCTATCGTACAAAATAAGAGAAAAACAAGAAAAATTAATACTGCTTTGAAAACCAAAGATTTAGTTACTCTTCTTGATGATAATTTGTACGATGATTACGATATGAGGTATTGATACTATGCCCTTATACCAATTCATTGACCAAGAAACTGGTTTAGAACATGAAGAGTTGTTAAAAGCATCAGAACTAGATGATTATCTAAAAGATAACCCCAATCTACAAAAATGTCTTGGCGCTCCTCTTATTCACTCGGGAAGGGGTATGGGTAAACCAGATTCCAATTTCCGAGACCTTTTGAAAGAAATTAAAAAGTCAAACTCTAAGGGTACGAGTAAAAGCACTGTTAACACTTTCTAAAGGTAATATATGAGAGATTACAATCGAAGACTTAATAAAAAGCAAAAAAGAGAACTTCGAAGAAATTATGATCAAAGCGAAACTATAAACAATAATTTTAAAAATCTATCTTTAAAACAAATCAAACCCCTAACAGAAACTCAAATAGATGCATTTGAGGCATATGAAGAAGGCTTGAATTTAATATTACACGGTTTCGCAGGAACGGGTAAAACTTTCCTTGCATTATATTTTGCTCTCAAAACTATACTAGACAACCAATCTTATAACAAAATTGTAATTATACGCTCAACTGTTTCTTCCCGTAACCAAGGTTTTTTGCCAGGCAATCAAAAACAAAAGGAAGCAGTTTACGAAAAACCTTATCCACCAATTTGTTCTGATTTATTTGGAAGGGATGACGCTTATGAAATCTTAAAACGAAATCATAAAATTGAGTTTGAGAGTACATCCTTCTTAAGGGGTATTACCTATGAAAATTCAGTTGTAATTGTTGACGAATTTCAAAATATGAGCGATATAGAACTTCATACTATTATGACTAGAATTGGTGAAAATTGCAGAATAATCTTTTCGGGTGATATCCGCCAAGATGATTTGACCAGCGAAAGATTTAATGAAAAATCCGGTATTGCCGATTTTTTAAAAATTATAAAACATTTAAAAGAATTTGAGTTTATTGAATTCTTTGAAGATGATATTGTACGAAGTGAGCTAATTAAGTCTTACATAATTGAAAGGGCCAAATTAGGTTTATGAATAAAAAAATAATTCCCTTTGAGTTAGTAATAGAAGCTGAGCAATTTATGAGTCAGGAAGGCGAAGCGAATAATTCATTTAAACGGATTTTAGATAAAGCTGACGAATTTTTAGAATTGGGGTCAACTCCCGCATTTGTATTGGATACAAATAGTTGGGAAATTGAAGTATTAGATGCCGATAGTTTAGGTCAAAAAATACATTAACAGCCCCTTTAAAACATAGTATAAACCTACTATGTATATAATGACTGCCGAATAATCGGGGTCATAACTCTTGCTTGTAAAAGGAGAAAACTATGACAGGCGTTAAAACTTTACTACCACGTTCAACTTTTATTGGATTTGATCACTTGATGAATGAGCTTGATCGAGCTGCCAGACATTCTGCTGATCATTATCCTCCACACAACATTCTCAAAACTGATGATCACAATTATCTGATTGAGCTTGCTGTTGCTGGATTTAATAAAGATGAACTAGCCATTGAAGTTGAGGATAGGATCCTAACTGTAACTGGCGAGCACGTATCGAAGGGTCGCGAGTATATTCACCGTGGTATTTCCACCAAGAAATTCAAACGCACCTTTAGGCTGTCTGAATATGTTATTGTAAATGGAGCAGACTTTCAGGATGGCATTCTGTCAGTACAACTGAAGATTGAAATCCCAGAAGAGCTGAAGCCTCGTAAAATTGAAATTAATCAAAAAAACGAGGATAAAACTAATGAAGAATTTCTTCAAGAATATCGTGAAAGCATTTGAGAGATCATCTGCTGAACGAGCAATTAAAGAATTAGAACAAATGTCAGATAGAGATCTTAACGACATTGGTTTATCTCGCGGCGAAATCCGCGAAGCAGTTTACCAAAGTATTCGGTAGAAGAAAGGGCGGTCGTAATGACCGCCTTTTTTACTTTACTTCTTAGTAGAAATATAGTATACTAAAGTTTAATATGATAGATGGAGAAATAAATGGATTTTTATACTTCGATTTTTCAACGTGGAGAAAAATTATATGTTAAAGGATATAAAAATGGAATCCGTGAAAAAAAGGTAGTGTACTATAAACCTTATATGTTTATTCCCGCAAAAAATGGAGAATATAAAACTTTAGAAGGCAACCCTGTAGATAAAATTTACTTTGAAAGTATTACTGAAGCAAAAGAATTTATTAAAAGATACGAAGATGTTTCTAACCTAGAAATATACGGCCTAACCAATTTTACGTATACTTACATTTTTGATGAATTTTCAGATAATATTGATTACGACCAAAGTATTGTTAGAGTGGCCACTATTGATATTGAGTGTGCCGCAGATGAAGGGTTTCCTGACATTGAACTTGCGGATAAGGAAATAACAGCAATTACAATACGTATGGATGAAAAGTCTTATGTATTTGGTTGTGGGGATTTTTATACAGATGATAAAAATATTATTTACATTAAATGTAAAGATGAATACCAATTATTGAATAAATTTATTGACGCATGGGAATACCTAGATATTGATATCTTAACTGGTTGGAATATCGAATTTTTTGACGTTCCCTATACGATTAATAGGATTAAAACTCTTTTGGGTATGGATATTGCCCGCCGACTATCCCCTTGGAAAATTTTAAGGGAAAAACATATTGAATTTCGAGGTAAGCAAAACCAAAGTTATGACATTATGGGAGTTTCGGTATTGGATTATTACCAACTTTATCGAAAGTTTACCTTTGGAAATCAAGAATCGTATAAGCTTGATTATATTGCTCAAATAGAACTTAATGAGCAAAAAATTGATTATTCGGAATATGGAAATCTACTTGAATTATATAAAAATAATTTTCAAAAATTTATCGAATATAATATTTATGACTGTGTGCTAGTAGATAGACTTGAAGAGAAACTAAACTTTATTCAACAAGTTATGGCTATTGCTTATGATGGTAAAGTCAACTATGAAGATACAATGTCAACGGTCAGACCTTGGGATGTTATTATTCATAATTACTTGTTAAGTAATAAAATTGTAATTCCACAATTCAAAAAGAAAAGTTTGGACGAACCGTTTGTTGGTGGTTATGTAAAAGAACCAAACCCAGCTGAGTATAAATGGGCGGTATCTTTTGACTTGAACT